TGACGAACTTACCTTTATCAAAGACTTCTTGAAAAAACAAGGATTTGACTACAACGATTCTTTAAAAACAATCAACGATAAATTAGAGCAAAACAAAACCCAAACCCAAACCCAACCAACAACAATACCCTACCAAATGCAACCAGCCAACACTCCAAAACCTTTGGGGATTGATTTCAAACCAGATGAAAAAGTAAGAACAGATTATCAAAAACAGAATGTGCCTGAAAATTTTGTTCGAGGTGATAGAGAGATGGCACAAGCCGTGACAAATGTCAACCAAGAGAACGGGAACATGACAATTACACAAAAAGTCTCAATCGACCCATGGACCATAACGGTGAACGCACCGGCAGGAGTTGACAAACAATATCTAAGTAATGTATTGAACTCTAACGAGTTTAAAGCAGGGTTCACAGAACAAATCATGAAATACATGAAAGTTGATAAAGCGAATCAGACCATGCCTCCTTTCGCATATCAAAAAATGGTTTAAAAAAAACCATAATTACCTATTTATAAGAAATAATATTGAGTGGGAAGTCCTTTAGATTTTGTAAGTTCAGACGGTTTCAGAAAAAGGCTCATAACCAGAAACCTTACACCGTATGCTAAAGCACCAAGTAGACCGACGCTCCCCATAAATGTAGAATACGTTCAGTCAGATACCTCCGTACAAGATAGTCCCGACAAGTTAATTGACGAACCATCTTTTGCTAATCAACTTTATCCACTTAACCAGTACGGAAATGAAGGTGGATATAAACAAGCACCTGACCCAAATGCACTACTTAACTCTAAATCAAATGAAGGGGAGTACGGAATACAAGATGCAAGGATAATTGACGAAGCTTTACCCGAATCACAAAAGTGGAAACCACTCAACACTTTTTCAGACGGTAATCAATTACAAATTGACGGAGCTGAGTTCATATCAAGTTTAAATCGACCAGCAGGATACTCCAACAGATTCAATAACCAACCATATCCACAGTTCGTTTATTCAAGTTATGGTCCCGTTTCAATTCTATTATCTCCTGACCCACAGGGTAGTAACGGGCTATTGAGTAGGGACTCATTTATTGCTAAATTGGGTGCAGCGACTCTTAGAGATTTATTCCAAAAAAGAATCGCAACGCAGATTGTGAGAAAAACGGTTGGAAGAGTTAACGCGTTCAATGTAAGAGGAGGAACAGATGTTTTAAGTATTGTAACAGGAAGAGTTCCAATTATAGAACCAAATTACCAAATCACAATTCCTGCTAACCCGATAATTGCGGCGACAGATTTTGCTTTGAGACTTGCCGGAAGTACAATCCCTATATCACCAATTCCAGGAAACTACTTTGACCCTAACACATCACTTATACAACCTACGACAATCCAACAAATGACTAACGCGTTTAGAAAGTCTGGTGTCGGTAAGTTTTTCAATAGATTGTTGGGTGGTGGGCAGACAGGTTCACAAATCATGTATAATAACATGGGTGGTGGACAAAAGTCACGTTTATTCAATAATATAAATTATAATAGATACAAACCTAGTCTGGACCGAACTTTGTTTGACAGAGTTGTAGGTGCATTAGTAGGTTCTACAACAAACAACGCAAACTATTATATAGGTAGTTTGAGCTCCGACCCCTCGAGAGTTTTTTCACCAGCAGGTGATATACCTGTTAATTCATATGGTATTGAACAACAGTCACCTGTATATGGTCCTTCAGAACTTGCTCAACTGTATGAGGGTCCAAGTAAAGAAGTAAGACTCGGTGCGAACGGTCCAATTTACTCTGATGGTGGTGGTATTGAAGGTGGTTTTACTTGGGTGTCAAAAAAATACAAAGGTAATGCAGGAAAAACAGTCGGTATAAATGGTGAAATCGTTAACCAAGATGAAGATTTTAGACCATCCTCATACAACACCACAGAATCAACGAACCTTGAATATACCCAAGGGTCTATATTAGATGACACGCAGAGAATTATTGATAGCCAACCACAGGGAGGTAAAAGACTTCAACATGTGGGTAACGCAATTGACCAAGTTTCAAAAGTATTCAACGATGGTTATAAAGAACTTACCAAAGGTTCAAGAGTTTACAAATATGTTGGAGAAATAGGGCAAGAAGTAGGAACTGAATATTGTAGAGTTTTTGCTAAAGATATACCTTACTTACAGTATAATGATTTACAAAAGACAGATGGTGTAGTCACAGAGGGTAGAAGATTTTCTTATTCTGTTTTAGATAAAACTTATAACCTTAACATTGCACCAAACAAGCAAGAGGGAGGACAAGATTCCTCAAATCTTATTAACGGACCTGGAGGTTCTAGCACTAACGCCGCGTATGCAAAGAAATATATGTTCTCACTCGAAAACCTTGCTTGGAGAACATCCTCAACAGCAGGATTTTCTGTAAATGATTTACCAATATGTGAAAGAGGGCCTAACGGTGGTAGGGTTATGTGGTTCCCTCCTTACGGTTTAAGTTTCAATGAGAGTTCTAGTACAAACTGGAAAACAAACGATTTCTTAGGAAGACCCGAACCAATATATACTTACAACAATACATCAAGGTCAGGACAGCTTCAGTGGAAGATAGTTGTGGACCACCCTTCGGTTCTGAATGTTATCGTTAATAAGGTATTAGCTAAAGAAACAAACAAAAATAGAGTTGATAGTATTTTAGAATCATTTTTTGCTGGTTGTAGAAAATATGATTTATATGAACTAGCAAAAAAATACTACACAATAAATCCTAACGACCTCTATCAATTACAACAGGCAATCAGTTCAAAAGAGCTTACAAGAAACCAATTACAAGCCGTAATTGCAAATCAACAAACGGGGAATAATTCTCCAAATGGTGCGACAAATCCAACACAAGGAAACGCAAGTGCAAACCCATTTGAAAAATATTATAACAACGCCCTTTACTTCGAAAACGACTTTCCGAAAAAGACAGGACCTTTGGATTATAATGCTCTCTATAAACAATATATTTCTGATGCGAACATCACATCATACGAGAAAAAAAGTCCGAGTACCGCAGCGTCAACAAAAAACTTTTTTGAAAAAGTAGTTAAACCAAATAAAGACAAGTTTGACGAAATGGCTAAAGAATTGATTAAAGAACTTAATCAGGCCGAGTCGGGCTCAGTTACCGTAGTGTTGAATGCGAGTGCTTCAGCCCCAGCAACAATTGCTTACAATAAGGAACTTTCTGTGAGAAGAGTTTCTTCGGCAAGAGAATTCTTCAATGGATATACAGAATTAAAAAAATATATTAACGGTAGTGACCCAAAGAAACTTATTTTCCAACAAGACGGACAATTAGGTGAACAAGCACAAGTTAAACAATATGATGAAAAGGGTAATGAGGTTGCAGGTAAAACGGTATCATGTACAGATTCCGACCCACAAGCGGTTGGAGGTGATGTTTCGGTTAAGGCGAATGAAGTATACACTACGAACGCTATGGCTTGTAGGAGGGCATTCATTCTTCGAGTCGAATATAAATTGAATCAACCCACTAATCCCCCACCACCAGGAAATAAACAAAATCCGATAGGAAATGTTGTACCGTCAACAACTAGAACCCCACCACCTGAAGACCAATTGGTTCCAAGAGACAATATTACAAAAAGAATATTAAGAGCCCTTTTATCGGAGTGTGATTACTTTGAGACCATCAAGGAAGAGACTCCAATGGTGTATGACAATTTGAAAGACAAATTGAAGTTTTTTCAACCAGCGTTTCACTCAATTACACCAGAGGGTTTAAATTCACGATTGACATTCTTACAACAATGTATGAGACCTGGGCAAACGATACCAACCATTAAAGACTCGGGAGAAGGTTTTACTTCGTTGGAATATAATAATGCAACCAACACAGCCTTCGGTTCTCCACCTGTTTTAGTGTTGAGGGTAGGTGATTTTTATAACACGAAAATTCTTCCTGATAGTCTACAATTAAGTTATGAAAACTTAGATATAAATCCAGAAGGGATTGGTATTCAACCAATGATTGCGACTGTTACATTAAACTTCAAGTTTGTTGGAGGAAGCGGACTTAAAACCTCTATCGACAAACTACAAAACGCCTTGACCTTCAATTACTATGCAAATACTGAAATGTATGATGACAGAGCAGATGTTACTGATTCAAGTTATAAGGTTATAGATGCAGATTTCTTGAAGACGGGATTGGGTACCGCACCTCCATCAAATAATCAAGCAAATATAAACGGTAGAGATAATGACAACACAATCGGTACAATTACCGGCATAGTACTTTCGGGAACCACAGGACAAACTGAAGATACGGGCACGATTCAGTATACAGACTTTATGACCAAAGCCTTGGAGACCACGCAAACGTATTTCCAAAATATTGTTAATAAAAATAAAGAGATTGTCAGACAATACAATAATGGAGTACGTCAACAATGGATGACAGAACGAAACTATGTCAAAGGTAATTTGGTAACAAATACCGAAGATATACCTTTATTTGGTAAACCAAACAATGTCCAACAAAGGTTCGATGCGATTTTTGCTAAGTTTATAGAGGAAATAGATAATAATTCTGATGGGTTTTTACAATATATTAATGCCGGAAATAATAATTTTAGTCCGACATTCTTGTCAATAGTTAAGACTAATTACAAAAATTATGTTAATAACATCAAAGGTTCCTATCAGAATGCTATAACAGGAATAATTCAAAGCACGGTTCAACAAGAACAAGGTTTGATTAATGTTTTTGCAAAAATGAACGTAATCACGTTCAACGCAGAATCACCGAAAAACACAGGTACAGATGGATTCCAATTTAATAAAGGTCCCGTTAAGATTTATAATATCAGTGGTACCACAAAGGTGAGTTCCACACCTCTCGGAGCAACAGATACATTCACGGAATTGAAAAATGACATTAAAAAAATGGGAGATGATATGGTTGCTTTTAATACCGCAACTACTACGACCAGTAAGTTTGTATTCACAGGAGATAAAAAAAGTTACGAAGGAACTTTGGTATTTCCAATCTCACCTAATGACGGAAAACAAAGTGGTGCGGATAAACTTACCGTAGATAACGTATTCTTTCCATTTTCTACCGATTCGAAGTTCACAAGTAACAATTTTAGAAGAGAATATTTTGTCCTTGCTCAGACAATTATAGATGAAACAAAATATCAAGATTTCAAAAACAAACTTATAGGTCCACAATTTTTCCAAACTGCACAAGTCCCGGTTACAAGTCAAAGGGTATTTGAAAAGTTTTTCGATGAGTATTGGATTAAGACTTGTAGAAAACTATTCAAACAAGAGAACGACATAACTTTACAGTTTATCGACAACTTAGAAAAAGGAAGATTGAAAAAATTTGTAATTTATACTCCGTTTACAAAAAAAACAAGAGAGTTAACATTTACCACGGCTAGTTCTGCGAGTGACTCAAACAAATCCGCACAAAAAACTTTAATTACTCAGTTGGGCTCGACAATCAACATAAACACCAGTACAAATACTTGGAATGATAAACCTAACGGAGGAGTGCCTCTTCAGTACATATCCAAGTCTAAATTGAATTAATGCCAAACTTTCCTTATTATAACAGATATAGTGAGTTCCTTATAAATGGAGAACAAACAGTTGTGCCTTTTGTAAACATACCGCCAAAAGTCACAGATAAATCTTATATCTATAAAGTTGGGAGAAGTAGATTAGACCGAGTTTCACAAGAGTTCTATAGTTCTCCTGTTTACAATTGGCTAATTCTACAAGCAAATCCTCAATTCGGAGGATTAGAGAATAATATCTATGATGGTGCTATCTTGATTATTCCATTCCCCTTACTACCATCTTTACAAGATTATAAGGCGGCAATAGAGAATTATTTTTATTATTATGGCAGGTAATATTCAAGCCGATAACAGCGGTAACATATTGGTAGAATTTGATTATAACAATATTATCGTAGTTGACCCAAACAAAACAATTGACGATTTCGGGAACGTTAATGAAAGATTGGTTGACCACGAAAAACTTGTTATGTATGCTAATTTAGAAGCTGATGTTTTACCTAGAACTAAGATGGCTGTTGGAGCAAGTGCTAATTCCACAGGGATACAGACAATATCTGTTGCAAAAATCAATTTTCTAAAACCAACCAAAAACACTTATTTAGATACGGGGTACTACGACACACTCACAGGTCAAGACAGCACAAAAAAGGCAGGTACAAATCAACCTCTTCAAATTGCTCAAAAGCAAATGAATGGACAACAACCGTATTTCCAAAACACAGTACAAAACCAAAACGATGTGATTGACCAAGGGTTGCTTGGAATTACACAAATTAGTATGACCACAAATACTTCTTTTGTTCCTAATGTAAAAATTGAACTTGAAGATGTACAAGGAAGGGCGCTTTTTCAACTCGGGGAGGACTCACCATACTCTGCTTTTTTTAACTTACCTTACCCCCAATTTTATCTTACTCTCAAAGGATACTACGGACAAGCGATAAGATATCAATTGCAATTGAAAGACTTTAATTGTAGATTTAATAGTTTCAGTGGTAACTATCAAATCAGTTTACAATTTTTTGGATACAAGTTCAACATAATGGGTGAAATAAGTATGGCTCATTTGTTGGCTCTACCTCACATGTATCCTGACACTGTTGAGTTGAAAAACATTCCAGCACAATTACAACAATCTGGTAAACAACAAGACTCTCAAACACAAGGAACCTTAGCAAAAGAGGCGTCCAATTCACAAACGGGTGTGGCTAAACAAATAGTCACAGAAAGAGGATACCAAAAAATTAGAGAAGTATATGCGGAGTATAAATCCAAAGGTCTTATACCTCCCGATTTTCCCGAGTTGACAGTTGCTCAATTGATGGACAAATTAGAAAACTTTGAGAAAAACATATTGAATTCTTTTCCCCCTGTCAAATTGGAACCTCTAACTAATATCAGAGAGTATAAAAAACAGCTTACAACATATTTTAATGCCGTAAGAGGAGATTTACCATCATCTTGGTTTATCAAATATTGTGACACAAAGCCGATTGTTTTAAGTAACGACAATAGATATTATGTTTTCAAACGTGGTTTGAAAGAAGAGGAAAAGATAAACGCAAGAAGTGAATTACAAGCAATTATCACCGAGAATAATGGGATGTTGGCAAGAAACCCAACCCTTGGAACATCGGGTACTAATCCACTACGTAATCCAATCACTTATAAAATGATTTCAAAAAGTGTTGACTTGAAAAGTATTGATTGGTATAAGACTACGTCCGCACAAACAGCAATTCCTTTAGAGAAATTAACACCTCAACAAGTAGAAAAAATCAGAATTACTTATCCGACATTATTGGCGGGTGAACCAAAAATTGAAGAGGATGAAGAAACAGGTGCCCTACAAATAGAATTGAAACCGCCCGATTTTTTCACTTTTGAGTTCAATACACAAGTAGGAACATTCAACGTACAGATACCAATTTTGGGACAAAGATTTGATGATGCAATAAATCTTCTTAAGGCAAACGCTCAAAACCAATTATCAAGTTATGAGGCACTGATAACGGCCGAGCTTGCTAAAAAAATTGAAGACACCGAAACAGGGATTGGTTTCAGACCATCAGTTAGAAATATGGTTGCGGTAATTATGGCCTCTACAGATGCGTTCGTCAGACTCATGGACGATGTACACGTTAATGCTTGGAGCCAAAGAACAAACCCAATTAGGAAAGATGTAATATTGAATAACCCCTCATCTGCGAAAAGTTCCGATAGTTACGACTACGTTGCGATAGCCCCGAACAGCTATATCACAAGAGAACAATTAAAAAATGCCGAGATACCGGTATACCCATGGCCACAATTTTTCGTAGAAACAAACGAAGATAAGAAAGGGCGTTTTCAACTTAAGTATTTGGGGGACCCTTCACTTGTGCAATATACGAGGGGTAACCTCTATACTGTTTGGCCGGAGGTTGAGTTTGTTGAAGAATATTTGAGAGGCATTAACCAAAAGTTCAACCCCCCTTTAGCGCCCGAGATACTGAAAAACCAAAACGATACTAATGAAGTTAACATTAACGCTATAGAATTTCCTCAGAGTGATATTGCTTACATCACAAAAGAAGAGATAAGATTTTTATATGAGATTTGGGAAAGACAATTTATAACAAGTCATTATTCAGGATACAACAGAGCGATGAACAATCAATTTGAGGAACTTATAAAATTAAATACAGAAGTCGAAGTAAACAACATTGTCACGCAAATTGCATTGAACGCGGTTTTACTAAGTTTCACTTTGAAAAATTATAAGCTGACCTCTGCAAATTTTGAAGATAATTTGGAAAACGTTTCGAACGCGGGGAAAGGTAAATCATGGCAAACATTTATAAGAGACATATACGTAACCCCTTACTTAAGAGTGGATACAGAAAACCCATTCAGTATATTATCGTTGGAAAATATAGGTAAGAATCCGTTGAACAATCCGAAAGTCGAGGCATTAGAACAATTAATTAAAAATGTTCCCAACGCACCAAAAATTGTAGATACATATCCTTTTACAGATTATACGTGGGATTTGGGAAACCTTGCTAATTCAAGTATATCGAAAGATGATTTGGTTTTCAAAGCATCAAGTACTTTAAAAGTATTCAAGGAACGAAATATTATTTCTAACTTTTCTGATTTAAATGATTTCATAACCAATAGACCTGTAACAAACTTCGGTTATCTGCTTTCTCAGAAAAATCCGACACCACAAAGTAGTTTTGTGATAAGTCAATTTTATCAAACAAGGTTGGCAGAACCTAATAAGTTTCTTGCAACCGAAGGGGTGATAACTTCAACACCACCAAGTGGCTCACCCATACCTTTTTCATCAACAACCTCTATGTTGAATACTCCGTTTTTTGTTAACGCGATTCAAGAAGGTACTAACAACCAAAGGTCAAACGAAAGATACCCGTACGTCGCTGCGGCTTATCTATTCCTCAATTCATTACCTTTAGCTTCACTAAGGGAGAGATATAAAACAGCCACAGACAGCAGTTTTAACGAACTCGATTACATTGCATCTTGTTTTAATAAGTTTGGAGCAATTCATAAAGTTCCTTATGCGTGGATTTTAAAGTTAGGTTCAATTTGGCACAGATATAAAACCTACAAGACTAACGGTAGAGATATTATTGGTAACGTTTGGAAAGGATTTGATTATAAGAAAAACTATTACCCACCAACAAGTGATTTATCACACATATACAATTTCAAGTATAACAACCTCAATGTATCAATTACGGGGCAAACAATTGGACAACAAACTTTGACTCAACAAGTTGGATTCTATCCACAATTGATTTCCGATTATTGTTATTTTGTTAATGGAGTAGATTTATATTCAGGGTACACTAACGAGGAGATACAAACAAGTATCAATGCTGGTGTCAGAATACACAATTATTCAACTTCAAACATTAATGGTGCAATTACGGACGGCAAATTTTATACCGAAAAAACTTGGTCAGTAATTATACCCGAAGCAAACCTTTTCTTGGAACCAAATGTTTGTGACCCGAACAATAATTCATCGGCACCTGTATATTATATTTGTCCTTCATTCGGTAGTAATGTGAATCAAGTGGTTGAGGAGTGTTTATCATTCCCCCCCTCTGGTTTGATAACGATACCAACCACACGCACACAGATGGCTGACAACCAAAATATTTTCAATGGTAGTGTGAGATGTTTGTGGGGGGCTCCGAACTACGGATACTTTGATGTATCTCAGGCTGTCATTCCACCAACCGACGCTTACTTGAACCTTATAAATACTGGAAGCACTCAATTCTCATTTTCGATTTTCGAAAAAGATTATTATTCAAAAATCGAGGAAGTTTTTTCTGTCTTTGAAAAATCACAGCTCGACACGATGGAAACACAATTTTTGGATTTTTGTAGAGCTGAAACAAATCAAAGTGTACAAGCCGAGTTTGCAAAATCCGACCAATCAACTGGCGGGATATATACACAATATAGAAACTTTCAAACATTGTTCAAAAATATAATGCAGGTAGATGCTCAATTAACGAACAAAGAACAGAGTCAATATTTTAATGATTTATTCGACAATCAACTTCTTTCTTTTGAAAACACCGTAAAAAACTTTTTAGAATACGACGTAATAATCAGGAATGGTAATCCTACAAAATATAGAAGAAGAATATTCTATTCATTTATTTCTTACCAAAACAATGTACCTGAGGTTGAAGACCCATTACCATTTGCTCCTTATGTTGGAGGTTCCTTACCAAGTGCGAACGGAACAACAACATTGGCTCAATCAAAAGCACGATATCCAAGAGAGTGGAGAACGTTGGAGTCAGAGGTTGGTTTCTCAACCATAGAAAGATTAAGATATTCAGATTTGGGTTCTTATATAACAGACTTTTTCATCGATTGTAATCTTGAGTTTTCAACTTTAAATATAGAAACTTTGGCACCATTGATAAAAATGTATGCAACTCAAAAGTTGAAAAACTCACAATATGATTTATCATCATTTCAAAATGATTTAAATACGTATTTCATTGAACAAGAAGTTTTCCAAAATTTATTATTGGATTCCCTACTTACTACACTAAATAATGTTTTACCTGATTCACAAATACAGAGTGAGAGAACGACCCTATCAGTAATACAAGGTGAGCAAAGTAAAGTTCAACTTTATGAAATATTCAAATCGCTTAACGATAAGTGGATTTCAGGGGCAGATTGGAAAGAAAAGACCCTATTTGAAGATATTCTGTTTTTAGATAGAGCATCGAGAGATATTGGTGATATTGTATTAATTGACATTTTTTCATTGAAAAATACTTTCAATAAAGATTCAATAAACGCAGCGATGAGTGTTTATACTTTCGTAACAAGTATGATGATTAACAACAACTTTGTTTGCATGAATCTTCCTGCCTATGTCAACTTCTATAATGTACAGGAAGTAAGTAATCAGATTCAAACACCAAAAAGTGAAGGGTCCTTGGAATTCGCAAATAGTTTATGGGGAACTTTCTTAGATGTAGATTATAGGAAATCCTCTCCAAAATTGATTTGTTTCTTTGTACCAAGACCATCAGAATACGTGAATACACCAAAATTCTCAAGATTCCGCTCAGATGCGTTTGACATGGGAAGATTTACTGATAATCCTCTAATAGAAAATCAAAAAAATAAAACTGATTGGGCTAGGTCAAACAGATGTGTCGGTTTCAATGTTGATATAGGTATCAGAAATCAAAATATATTTTATTCTTTCTCAGTATCTCAAGATGCGGGTAAAGCAACCGCAGAGGCTTTGAATACGGTCGTTCAGATGGCCAATCAGGCTGGAGGTAAGAATTACGCCACTCAAAACGTCAGCTTGTACAATATGTACCTGAATAGAAGTTATGCATGCCAAGTTGTTTGTTTGGGAAACGCACTTTTACAACCAATGATGTATTTCAACTTGAGACACGTTCCGATGTTCAACGGACCATATCTTATTCAAGAAGTACAACATGCAATCACACCAGGTAACTTCCAAACGACTTTTACAGGCACAAGACAAGGGATTTATGATTTACCGTCAATAGACAATTATCTACAAAGCGTTAATCAAAATCTTTTGACAAAACTTGAACAGATTGTCAAAACAAATAAAGAGGACACCCCAACTAAAAAAACAACCGAACAACAAAAACAATCTTCACTTGTAAACTCCTCCAAAAACTCTAAAGCACCATCTAATAGTTGTGTTGCTAAAGTGAATCCTGTTTATCTACCTCCACAACAAGTCTCAGCAGCTTCATGGGTTGAAAAGACTGATATCACGGGTACAAGTAAAACACCACAAGAGTTTGCGGATATTCTATTAAGTAAGGTTCCTAATTTTGCATCCGTTAGAGCGGCAATTTATTCGATATGTTATTTGAGAACTTATAATAAGAAGTCCAAGAAGTTTGAGAGTTGGGGTAATAACTTTGCCACCGTAACTTTGGAAGATGATTTTCCTTCAGCATCAAAATATTTTAGTAAAACATACTCTTGTGTAAATCTATCTTTAGCAAACGGTTCAACCAATACATCATCTCCGATAGTACATTTTGAAACATTCGAAAAATTTATAGATTTCATGGTTGCTAAATTAATCAATCAAGAAGAAAGGATTTTAGAAGGAATGACTAAGTTTTATGTTTGTTTTTGGCCGAAAAATAATGTATCACCAATATATTTTTCACAGAACCCTAACGAGTTTAAAAGTTATGATGCAACTTTCGATGCCGCTTTGAAATCTGCTCAAAATGTAAAAATAGTTACTGTATCTCAGGCTCAACAAGCTTCTTCAACTAATAAACAATCTACTCCGAGCCCATCAGGAACACCAACGGTGACTAGAACGCCATCTGTAAGTACACCATTCGGACCATTGGCAAATGTTTGTGACCCACCTGGAATAACAAACTTTTCACCTGTTGTTGGTAATAGTAATAGTGTAATCACAGTTAATGGTAGAAATCTTCAAAGTATTTTGTATGTAGAAGTTTTGGGTGTGAAGATTTTACCTAAGGATTTGACTGTTTTACCTGATGGAAAACAATTTAAATTCACATTACCTTCACCGAATAACCCATCTAACCCCATTTCAACAATCCAAGTATCAACCTCAAACGGATTTGTTAACTCAACAGGTCAAATCAAGTTTGATGTCAACGCAAACTCTGGTTCAGCTGCCGCCCCTCCACCAACTCAATTACCTCTACCAAGTCCAACACCACCAGCGAGTAGTGATAAGAATATGATTGCTCGTGCATATAGTGTATCACCACCTAAAACATTCCTAAACTTCCAAACTTACAAAGATGGTAAACTGAAAGGTAGGTGGTTTGAGAGCGAAGGTCCTCTACAACAGAATCATAACGCCACTTTATATCTTTTGGACAGAGATGGTAAAAAGGTAAAAGTTGTCGATTTCGTTATCAATAATGCATCAGGCACACCTCCGAACGCTGGAGATTTCGTTAGTCCAGTAGATAGGTGGGAAGAATCACTTTCTTTCACAGCTAAAGGTGACAAACAACTTGTTTATTTTACTGTTGAAATACCTGATTTACAATTGAAACTAACTTATAATTTTTCGTTCATGGGATTTGACTGTCCAACTTCAGGTTACGTTTTCGGTGATGTTATCAGTGTAGATGAATATGAGGACATTTTGGAAAACCCATGTTGTGCTTGTTATGCTGACGGTACAGGTGGAAGAAAAAGGATTGTACTAGGTAAGGAGTGTAACCAAACAAGTAATCCTTGTTGATATTTGACACGTAATGTATATTTATATAAAAACATTTTTATGAATTTAAAAGCAACCTTGGACTCATATTTAGGAAAATCTGTAAGATTTTCAGAGTCAGATAATGGTGATGGAACAAAAGAAGTTTGTGACTTGGACACAGGAGAATGTTATGTGGTTAGAGAAAGAGACGGTCTTATTGAAAGAGCCGGTCATCAAGTTTATGCCAACAGAAAAGTTAAAGTAGAAACAGTCAAAGGAATTAAACAATTATTAAACGGATAATAAAATGAGTATCGATAAGAAAATACTTAGTGAATTAGATAGATATAATCAAATCAATAGGTACATTATGGAACAAGCTGATTTGGGGGCACTCGCTCCACCACCAGCCGACCCTAATGCTGCACTCACACCAGCACCTGCTGCTGCGGTACCCCCTCCACCTCCAAGCGGAGCTGCTGAACCACAAAAGATTGATGTGGAAACAGACCCTGACGTAGAAAAAATTGATGGTGATGGTAAATCAGAGGAAACAGGAAAAGACGAATCAGGAACTGAGGAATTGGACATCACTGATTTGGTTGACTCACAAAAATCAATCGAAGCAAAACAAGAGGAGTATTTCCAAAACCTATTCAGTCAACTTGATGACTTACAGGGTAGACTAGGTGAAATGGACCAAATCATGACAAAACTTAACACTTTAGAAGATAAGATTGAAAAATATAGACAAAAGACTCCTGAAGAAAGATTAGAACTTAGAAGTTTGGACTCATATCCTTTCAATCAAAAACTCTCCCAATTCTTTGACGAAAAGGAAGAAGATATGGACAAGACAGGAAAAAATGATTATGTTCTAACCTCAGACCAAGTTATGGATATTAATGTCAATGACATCAAGAGTTCCTTCCAACCAGGCTCAAATCCGATAGATAATTTCGAATTTAAAAAATAAAAAAAGGGGACCGAAAGGTCCCTTTTAATTTGACATAAGGGGATTTCCCAATTATAATTAATAAACAATTAAACACTTTTATTATGAGTAATGTATTAGACGCTGTATTGGCACAGTATGAAAAAAATCAAATTGGGGGCGGGGCCCAATCAAGAATGTCGCAAGACGAAAGAATGAAAAAGTATTTCGCTTTAATCCTTGGTGATAAAGAGAAATCAGGTCAGAGAAGAGTAAGAATCCTTCCTACCGCAGATGGTTCCTCACCATTCAAAGAGGCTTGGTATCACGAAATCCAAGTAGGTGGTCAGTGGCAAAAGTTCTACGACCCAGGAAAAAATGACAACGAACGTTCACCTTTAAATGAGGTTTACGAAGAGTTAATGTCTACAGGTAAAGAAACAGACAAGGAACTTGCTAAACAGTACAAGTCACGTAAGTTTTATATCGTGAAAGTTATTGACCGTGACAAAGAGGATGAGGGACCAAAGTTTTGGCGATTCAAACACAACTACAAAAATGAAGGCATCCTCGATAAGATAATTCCAATTTGGAGAAACAAAGGTGATATCACAGACCCTGAAAAAGGTCGTGACCTCATCATTGAGTTGGCTAAATCCAAAACACCAAAAGGTAAAGAATACACGACAGTAAGTGCTATTATGTATGACGACCCAGCTCCTGTACATGCAGACAAGGACCAATCGAAAGAGTGGATTACTGATGAACTCAGTTGGACTGATGTATATAGCAAAAAACCTGTTGAGTATCTTGAAGCAATCGCAAGAGGAGAAACACCAAAATGGGATAACGAGAAAGGCGGATATGTCTATGGTGACTCATCTGTAAATGAAGAAACAATTGGTGGTTCTAAATTACTAAAAAAATCAGTTGACCCACAAGAAGACGCTGAAGTAGATACAGATTTACCATTCTAATTTTATAACATGTTCCCGACATCCGTGTCGGGAACATATTTTATTTTGATAATATGGCAATCAAAAAAAACGATTTTAATAATTTAAAGAAAAAGTTTTCGACTTCAGCAAAATACAAACCTCAAAGGTTTTTGGATTTGGGTGGTGACTTTTTAGATGCGGTTGGACTTCCTGGTCCTGCAATCGGACATATAAATATGTTTTTAGGGCATTCAGATACAGGTAAAACAACAGCAGCCATTAAAGCCGCGGTTGATGCTCAGAAAAAGGAAATACTACCAGTGTTTATTATTACAGAACAAAAGTGGAGTTTTGACCATGCCAAAATGATGGGATTTCAATGTGAAGAGGTCGTGGATACTGCGACAGGTGAAATGGATTGGGACGGGTTTTTCCT